CAGAGTTTCCATCAACTGTTAAGTTTTTGGTTGCAACTGTGATTGCACCATTTACTGTTGCAGTAACAGAGTTGTTTGTTTGGAATGAAATGATATCACCAACAATAATTGCAGCGTTTGATGTATCTTGGTCATCAACTGTAATTGTTAAATCACCAACCGCACCAGCACCATTCACTAAGTTAAGTGTTCCAAGTGGTTGTGTAAACGCACGTTTGCCAGGGCAAATATCTACACCAAGCGAGTTACCATGTGTTCCAGCAGTCCTTGCGGCCCACTCACCATGAGAACCTTGACCTGTAGAAAAACTTGCTTCGTAATGGTCATCATCACGAATAAGAATACCACTGTTTGCACCAGCGTTTAATATCGCTGACTCTGCACGAACTATACGAAGTGCGTCAGAGTACTGCAAAAAGTTTGCAGCTGTAAAGAAAAACTCAAAATTACTTGAATTTGGTTTTCCAAATATTGATACCAGTTGTTCCTCTGAACTAATTGTAGTTACAGATGAAACTGGCCCCTTTTCAAATGGCCCTGCAATCGCACCTATTGAGGTGGATACTGCTGGGATAACATTTGTTAGGTCTATCTCTCTGACTTGAACGCCAGGCGAAACTAAAAATGCCATGTCTCTTACTCCTTTGTATTAGAGTGTTTTTTAATCTTCTACTGATATTTATAAAAAAATAGTTTCCAAAAAGTCATTTTTATAAGTGTTATTGCATATAAATAATTTTATGCCAAATGAACATTACGAAAAATACAAAGATACCATTAAAAAGGTAGCTCGTAGAAACTATCGCAAGAGAATTGTTTTACTTAATGAATTCCTTGCAGATAAGTCGTGCAAACACTGTGGCGAAAGTGAAACTGTGTGTTTAAAGTTTTATCCTCACGATGCTCAAATACGAAAAATAACAAAAAGAGTTGGTTTAAATAATGAAAGTCGTAAAGAAATAATTGAACTTATAGATACCTCTTTGATACTGTGTTCAAATTGTTGGATTAAAAATGATAATGACCTAATTGAATTTATTTAGATTTTTACCAATCTGAGTCATGTGATCTAACCACTGGACTCCAACGTGTTCCATACTCATCAACCATTGTACCAACATTTTCATCTTCCAAACCATTTACAACAAACCCAAACGGAGCCATATCTTGTTCTAACATGTCTTGTTGTTCTCGCATCATAGTCTGTCGTATGTCCATATCAGTCAGTTCTTTAAAATATGTCTGGTCTGTTGCCCATGCAAACATAAACAAACACGCAACTAAATCATCTGTGCAACCATCGTCTGCTTCAAACGATTGTCCTTTAACAATAAAGGTAGATAGTTCACTAATGATCTGTAGGTCTTGAATAATAAGTTTATCATCCTCAATCATTTGTTTAAGATTAGAACAACCTATTCGTTTTACAGCTTTAGTTGTTCTTACACCCAACTGCGCTCTACCACCTGAGAACCCCCCACCAAGGACTTGGCCTGCGCGCCCTCGCATTGAAGCCATGATTAGGTTGTCATACTCCAAGTCAAACTGCATAGTAGTCGCAACCTGTTCTCCGATGTCATTTACCTCTATGAGAACGAATGCTTGATTGTATGCTCTCGCAACATCGTATATCTTAGCAGGAAACAATAGTGGTTTTACTTCGTTATCACGATACTTTCCAACAATTTTATACGGCATTTGCGTTACATCAAACACTAAAAATGCAGAATAGTCGTTAGATGTGCCTCTTGAAACGTCAGCAGTCATCACATAGGTGTGGTCTTTCTGTGGTTTTTCAAACATATCAAACCCAGCATTAGACGTAATTGGTGGATTGTAAGACATTGTTTTTAGTTTTTGTGCTTTAATTAAGGTATCAATACTTCCTAAGAATTCACACTCAAACTCTGTGTTGAACTGTTGTTCGCTAGTGTTCTTTATAGTTTCTGCTTTCCACTTTTCATCACGGCCAGGAATTTCACTCCAATGAACTTCTATTGGAACGTAAGTATTTCTTTGATTTTCTGCATCATTCCACAACTTATAAAACATATTCATACCATGAGGGGTCGATACTATCATCACTTTTGTAGTTTTACCCGAACTGATTGTTGGATATACCGAACTAAAGAATTGTTCTGCTACGTTAGAAGGAACGTATGCAAACTCGTCTAAGAAAATAATATTATATGAACCACCACGAACCGCAGATGCAGAAGTAGAGCTTGCAAGAATCTTTGAACCATTTTCTAACTCCAAAGAACCCTTGTTCCAACTCATTACTCCTTGTTGCAACCACTTGGGTAGGTGTTCATATGCGAGTTGTAACCGTCCTAGCAAGTCTCTAGCGGTCGCAGCTTTGTTAGCAAGTATCGCAACATTGACTGAAGCATTGAATAAAACATAATGCAACAAATATGCTATGATGGTTGTAGATTTACCAGACTGTCTAGGAAGTTTACAAATAGTAAAACGATTGCTGTGAAATGTGCCAACCATTTCTTTTTGAAAGTCATACATCTTAAATGGAACTAAACCCTCATCTAATGACACAATCATAATATAGTTTTCTATAAAATACTGAGGGTCATTCATACACTTAGAGTATTCTTCAACTTCTTTCTTAGTCCACTCTTGAGACACATTTGCCCGTTTGAGGTTTGGATTGCCTAAGTATACTCCTTGTTCAGCCATTTTTATCTATTTCCATGTATTAGAAAGTTACATGCTATACTTATTCTTGTTGTGTTTTTGGTGCTTGGAGCAACACCATGTTCTAACCAACTTGGAAACAATATTACCTCTCCAGTATCAAAAGGTCTTTTGCCTATAACATTACTGTATGGTTGTTTTAGAAATCTATGAGATGCGTCCATAGCTTCTTGTGTTCTTGGGTCTTTGAGATACAGAGTTGCATCATCTGTTGGTGTCACATAATATACCGCTGACCAAGAAGCTTCTTCGTGAATGTGTGGCATGGTACACTGACCTTCTCTTGCAATGTTTGCCCAACTATTAATTAAACTTATGTTTGCATCGTCAATGTAAATTTCACTTAAAATTTTATTGACACTAGCAAGCATTTTTTTTCTTAATGATTCAAGACTTGTAGCATACGAGTCAACTCCTCCAAGTAAAGATTTGTTGCTTTGCCAACCACCACCTTGCACTGGATTAAATTGAAATCCCCAACCTTGTTTTTCTCTTTTTAAGATTTCACTTTTGATTGATTCATTATCTAAGTTTTCTAGTTTGTAATTAAAAATTGTGGTAGGCCACAATTGTTGTCTTTCTACATTCATAATATAATCCTAATTGTAAATCTAAAATGTTATTTTTTTTCTTTTAACATCTTTTGTAGTTCAGCTGTAGAACCAACGTATAGTGCGTTGTTTACTGTTCTTGGTGCGTGGTCTGGTACTTCTTTCAATTTTCTCATTTTTTCTTGTAGGTCTGCAAGTTTTTCTGTAACCTCTGCAACTTGCTTGATACCATTAAGTGCAACTTCGTATGTTCTTGGGTGTTCTGATTCTTTCGCAAGTTCTAGAATACCATCAATCGCATCTTGACCTCGTTCAATCAAGTTATAAAGATTTTCTCTTTGATACTTGTAATCATTGTCAATGTCTTCAGCATTAAAGTCTGGATTTTTTGGATGACCATCTCTAGCATCACCAAGTCTTTTTTCAATGTCAGTTGATTCTGGAACAATCTTTTCTATAACACCTAAAGTTTTATCAAGTCGTAACGTGGTATCTTTATTCATCTGAACCTGTTACTGGATTAAAGTCTTTTGCGTCTTCAAAGAAAGATGTAGTTTCGTTAAATCCAAAATCATCATCTGCATCAGCACTTGTTGGATTCGGTGTAACTGTAAGTCTTTGTTCTCTCTTCGGCGAATTAACTTCTACGTCAGTGTATTGGTCAACCTGTACAGTTTTAATAACCTTACTAGAAGTGACGGGGCCATACAAATAAAACTTCGCAGTAAATGACAAAGTGTATATCAATGCTCTACGAGTTGTAAAGTCTCCTTGATAATTATCTTCATACGAAATAGAATTTAGTACAATAGGAACATCTCTTTTACTATCCATCGCAACATTATCATTAATTGTCAATGTATAGTCTGGTTGGAAGTATGGAAGAATTTGTTCTACAATTTGTAATGCGTCATCAGATTGTTTTGCCATAATGTACAACTCTATAGAAAGGTTGTACGGTACAGGCATATACTGTGCGTCTAATTGTTTAGCTTCTGCACCTTTAACTTTTTTAAATCGTTGAACACGATTTAGTTTTCTTGCTGAATCGTATTCTAAGTTTTGAATCTCAAATCCAATACGAGGCAAAGTAATCGCAACTTGTTTAGTTAGGTCTGCATCTTCATTCAGTCGCACTAAAAACTTTTCTCTTGGGCCATACGCAAGAGGAACTTTCATAGATTGAGTTATGTTTCCAGAATTATCTTTACGAACAAGATTTATGTTGTTAAACATTGTTCCAAATGAAACAATAACCTTTCGTATACTTTCGTGATAAAATTGTTGTCCTAGCATTATGTATTACTCCCTACATCTCCAAATGGGTTTGATTCGCTGAAATCTAGAACTGTCGCGCTTTGTGTATTAAACAACTCATTTTGTGCAGTCTTATCAGTCGACATATCTCCTACTATATAGTCCTCTTGTATGAGATAAGAATTGTCTCCTGTATCAGCTGAGTTTTCAATGAGTATACTTTCACCCACAGAGGTAGTATCACTTTCACCAAGGATATTATCACCATCTGTTTCTTCAAGTAGTAACCCTGCATCATCACCAGTTCCCATCTCAAGTCTTATGTTTTCTGTTACCGCTGAAGATTGTTCCAATGTAAATTGATAGATTAACGCATTTGTTGATAGTTCATCTTCAATCGCATCAATGTCTGCAATACCTGTATCAATAACTTCTGCACTATAATCATACAGACGGCATCTTAGTTTGTAAACTGGATTGTTGTCCAGTTGATAAAATGGCTCATCGTGGTCTACGAAATTAACTTGAAACATTTTGTCAAGTACAGGATGATATACTACATCTCCCTCATTTGGTCTGTCTGCGTCTGTCGCAGATGTGTCTTGTATAATATAAAAATTAGAATCGCCCGATGCAGTTGACAGAGTAGTAGAACTATCTGATTGGTCTATCGTTCCTGACTCTAATAATATAGAACCGCCAGAAGTTGTATCTGTTGCAGTTTCTATTTGCATCTGTCGGTCTAGTTCTTGAAATCTTGTTTTATTTACAACGAAAGTAACTTCACTTAAATTTTCTAAACCAAACTGACTCATTATTTCTTTTTCGCCTGCAAACCCACCCTCTGAATCTTCAATGTACATTTCTATAGGGTGTTGTTGTGTAAACTTAGAAAGTGAATCTTCGCCTAGTATAGTGTCTTCTGCAACTAATGTGCGATCAAGATAATAAACGTCATGGCCATAAATCTGTATTGCTTCTTTTATAAGATCGCTGTAGAGAGATTGTTCAGTTGCTATTGCGGCGACATTACTTGTATGGAAAAACGAATTAATTGCCATCTGTTATCCTATCATATAATTGATTGGGAGCTCAAATGCTAATTGTATTTGTTCTTCTAGTTTTTCTAATTCCTCTGTTGCTTGACTGAATATGGTTTCACCATTCATAGTGACACCACCTAACATTGCAACCCCTGAGAACTTAGACAAGTTTGCACCCCACTGTCTTTTGATAAGTGCAGTTGCATATCTTTTTAAGTAAATGTCATCGTAAATATCTGTAAATGAATTTGGGTCAAGCTTCCGATAACATTCGATAATCATATAGTCTACGTCAGCAGTTATATCGTTTTCCCAATCCATATCAACGTAAAGACGATTTTGGTGTTGGTTAAAACGAATGGGTGTTTCTCCCACAAGAATGTGTTCTAGAAAATCTAAATTCTGCATTGTCATTTCATATTGAATGACAGACGTTGAAGAAAAATCATATAGGTCATTCAATCGTAATTGATAACGAACATCAAACATATTACTGCCACCACCTGTGTCAGTAAACGGAAATACTCTGGTAACAGATACCACAGAGTTTGGAATAGGAATCCAATTGTTTCCTTCACTCCAAGTTGCAGTTACACTGGTGTCCACCACATCTGTCGCAGTAGCGTCTGAGTTTCCTCTTGCGCGAGTAACGTCAGCACTTGTGATAAGATGTTTGAGATACATTCTTTCAATACCATCATAATGATATTGTGCGAAATATTGAAGTGCTTCGTCTAAACGGTCGTCCACTTGGTCGTCTGAAACATTTATATCAATAACACCGAAACCTAAAGCTCTTAGGCAGTATGTTTTTAATGTAGCTTTTGTTGATGGAACTGCCATACTTCTTTCCCTTTTCTACATATTTATAAGGTTCAAAGGTTGTACCCTAACTTTCTGATGTGGTTAAGCGTTTGCTATTGTGTTCCCAATTACCAAGATGAAGGTAGTTTACCTACGCTAGTAGGCGTGTCTAACTCTGTCAATTGTGCATCTATATCAGCCTTTAACTCTGCTTCAGTTTTATCTAAAGCTGCAAGCGTTTGTGTCTTGCACCAATCCTCAGTCAAGCTATTAAACGCTGTAAAGCTGTCTGCATCTGCAGCACCTATGGTTGCTTGTCCGTAGATTGAAGTTATATGGCCTTTTCCGCTTAGCGCGTTATAATCATCGGTTACGCCAGTAATACGCCAGTGTATGGATTTAACTACATCACTAAGTGAGCCTTCCGTAGGTGCTGTATCTAGTTGCACAAATTCCCATGTGTATGTGTTAGCCATTAGCTTTCCTCTTTTAGTGGTTCAGTAATTACCTTACCATTTTTGTCTGTCCAATCTACCTCATACATGTGAGGGTCTTGTCTTTCCCCAATCACTAACCACGAAATTGTGTCTGTGCATGTATTGTCTTGTGCATTAATCGTTAGCACGTTGCCTGATACAGAGCCTTTGACAGCAGTCCAACCTGTCTCATTTGTTGTAAAACATTGTATATCACGATTAAGTGCTACAAACGTACCTTCTGTTAAATTTGCAACAGTATCTACATTTACTGTCGATGTTCCATTTACTAAATTAACTTTACCGCGATAAATGTTATCAGCTTGTGGGCCTTCTACAAATGAGTGTGCTAAATAATGAGTGTCTTTTTTAGACTCAAGCGGGTGGTCAATCTTAAAAGAACCAGAACCTTTAGAAAGCGCACCTGCTACTGCTACAGCCCCATCTCCTCTAACTGAAAATGCTGCTGATTTTGAGCCAGTACGATTATCATTTACAATAAAACTCATTCGTGTAGTGTTTGAGCCATGTTGTTGAAAAATTTCAAACGCATCGGTGTTGTCATCACTTTGAGCACTAAAAAAATGCCCGTTAGTTGCAGTCCCTAGTTCTGCATATACATTACTTGCTTTGTAAGCATTAAGTCTAGCTGTTGTGCTAGATTCTCCAATAGACACATTGCCACCTGAATCAATACGCATACGTTCAGTTGCAGAGCCTATTCCACCGCCAGTAGCAAATTGAAGTGTGTTAGAAGCCGTTACATAAATTTGCGGGCCACCACTGTTAAACTCTAAAACAGGATCTCCTGCTGAAAAACGAATATTGCCAGCTACATCTAACTTAGTTGCTGGAGCAGTATTACCTATACCTACTTTACTGCTTGTAACTACTAGCGTATTTGTGGCGTTGCCTTCATTTATAACAACAGGAAAACTTCCAGTATCAACATCATTAAGTACAAATGAACCTGTAGATATTGATTGAGCTGCGTCTGACCTAACTTGCCAAGCGTAACCAGCGTTTCCATCAGTTAATTTTAATTCGGTATAGGAGTTGGTTGCTGTTGTTCCAATTAAGTGCAACCCGACATTATGCACATGATTTAAACTAACTTCTGAATCAGCACCAAATTTTAGAGCAACTGTATCTGTTAATAACGAAAGATCACCATCAGAAGCTAAAATCATTTTTTCAGATGCAGCTTCTGAAGCACCAGTTTGAAAACTTAATTTAGTTGCGTTACTTGAAGAACTAAAGTCTCCTTCTGACCTAGCAGAAATTGCAGCTGCGACTAGTATAGCATCTGTACCAGTGCCTTCATCTGGAGCTTGGAATCTGATTTCACCCAAAACTTCATCAGCGGCCATGTCGGTTTCGCCAGTTTGTAAAGTAAGAATAATAGGTTTGTCATCACCAGTATTTGTATTCTTTAATGTTAATCCTTGGTCAGCAACGTGAGTTA